TCATCACCCTTCTTGATGGAGTCATTAGACTTGATTTTGACGGTTGAACCTTTTTTCAATTTGTCAAATACTTTGACTAACTTCTCTCGATCTACAGTGGTCAACTCATTTATTGTTGACTCTTTAACAGACTCCATATATTCGGAAGCCTTTAACTTAACGTTGTGTTGCTTACGCAATTCATCAGCCGCAATCTGAGACAACCACTTGACTTTTGCTTTAGCAAGATCAATTAGATTGTCTTTTTCTAATCCAGAGATCATACCTTTCGCTTTCTTATATGCAGGTCCAGAAGGGTCAATTCGATCGATGGTAGAATAACTCTTCTTGAGTAACGCGATCTGTTTAGGATTCAGATTTTCACTAAGATCTGTTGACTCTTGTACCATACGACCATTCTTCACCATGCCGTGTTTCTTTAACAACACATGAATTCCATCTCGCACATCCGTATCTAGCCCAGCAATATGTTTTTTCATTGCCATGAATGCTTTGTTAGCAACATTAGGTGTGTTCTGATTGTCTCCGATTGCTTTGACGTAGTATGCAACTTTCTCAAAGTCAGTCTTGTCAATACCACCACTCTTCTTGGCATATGACTGGATATCCATGAAGGCTTTACGGAAGTCAATTGCTTCATCAAGTTCGGTTGCTTCTTTATTTCCCTTGAGAGATTCTCTCATACCTTTGAATTTTTTCACAGAAAAATTTCCTCTATCCGGATAACTATTATTTATATCTTTTAGTTTGTCTGTTTGTTTTTACGACGAGCGCGGGCAAGACGGGCCCGATCAAGAACACGATCGTATCCAAGCTTTTTTCGTTCTCTTTCTCGTTGATTCTCTTCGCGGTCTCGTTCTTTATCTAGGCGAATCTGTTGTTTCGCGCTGTCGATTTCATCTTCTTTGACCTGACCAGGCACTTTCTTCTTAGCTTTCTTAGTTGCTTCAGGTGTGCCCCATTCGGGTTGATCTTTATACCACTGATCAGTCTTCTCGTTCTTCGTCTTTAACTCTACGTCATCAATCCATCGACGAGAAATATCACCTTCTTCAAGAGCAATAATTAAATAATTAGTGCCGAGTCGATGGATGTGACCGTTCTCACCTGTTGATTTGATAACAACTTTATCACCTTCGCTGAACAGATTACCTTCAACAAACTTTTCGCGCATTTCAGATACGGATTCAAGTTCGATATGATTCTTAAACTGCAAAGTCTCTTTCAGACCCATACCAGAACGAATGTCGTTGAACAATCGCTTCGAGTCCTTGTTCGACATTGTCTTAGGAACACCTTGACCGAATGTTATGAAATCATTGTTCCTTGCGTTCTCACGTTGCTTTGATGCTGACATTCCTTCAACACCTTCAGCGTCAGGATCACGAGCACCCGCAGAGGCAATGTTTATCTTTTCGAAGTTATAAAAACCGTGTCGCCCTTTAACACCGTTGTACTTCCCTAACAATGTTTCAAATTCTGTCACCCGATCTGAACCTACAACCATGGTGATCTTGTTGAATCCCTGATCGTATAGACCAGTCACGACTTCGAACACAGTCTTATAACTCTTGTTTGAAATGATGTTTCGAGCATGTTTAGGGAACATCTTACGAACATGCTTTATCTTTTGTTCATAACTAAGAGGATTCTTTTTTGAATCTTGGGATTGTGATAAGAATACTTTATATGGATTACGCCCAGACTTGGTCGCCAAAGCATTAATCACTTTCCCATGGCCTATTGTCGGAGGGTTCATTCGGCCGAAGGTGAAAAATACCTCGCGTTGTTCCTCTACGAGATACTGTTTAAACGATGGTATATTAGGCATCTTTGTTCTGCTTACCCATTCTTCGTTCTTTTTCCATCTTACGAACCTGTGGTAACAACTTGCGCGACATCTTATCAATTCTGGGTTTCAGTTTCTCAAGACGTTTTTCAATTTCTTGACGACGTGTAGCCGGTAAGTCCGCACGAGAAGTCCCTTTCGCGAGTTTCTTGAACATTACATTCATGGCTTGTTTACGCGCTCTCTTCTTAAGTCTTTCGGGATCAGCGGCTCGGTTTGCCGCTTTCCTACGACCCATAGCAATCTTCGCTTTGTTTTTGCGCATGACTCTACCACGGGCTCTTCGCTGCGCGAAGTCGAGGGCTTCGTCTGTCTCCTCGACCTCTTCCCCAATACGACCTCTCCTACGTTTCATTGCCGCCCAGGAGATTTCTTCTGGCATGCCAGGAGTGTAATCGACTACTAAAAAATCTTTAAAACTTAAAGGTTTTGTCATCTTAATTTCTCGTTGGTTTATCCCATCCTTTCAAAATATCAGGTGAAAAGTTGTTGTATGAAAACTCCATACGATCAACAAGTTTCACCGCATCACCACCAATTGTGTCTATTGCTACATATCCTTCCTGACCTGTAACCTTGAAACCCTTTCGGGTTTTAATAAAGGTTTCAAGACTATTCAGTTTATTAAGTTTATTTATAAGTTTCAGTTTAACAATAACAATCAATTTTTGCAACTCGAACATTCGAATTAAGTTTGCTTTGTTTTCTTCGCCGAAGAAGGAGAGGAGGTCGTCGAGCTTCGCTTTTTGCGTGGCTTTGCCGCGGTCGCTTTTGCGGCTGTCGATTTCTTTTTTGTACTTGTTTTTGATCCAGTTGATGAGCTTGGTGGTGTGGGCTCTACTATCACCGATGGTTGCGCCGGCTCGGACGTAGGTGTTGTTGAACTGTTCGATGTGCTGGGCGAGGGTTTGGTTGGCTTCGAGGGTTCTAAGGGTTGTTCCTGAGATCCCATTAAAAAGTTTACCAATTTGCGAAAGATATTCATTCACTGTCTCCGTTTCATTTTTAGTCATGGTTGCGCTTCGAACATCTCGAAGCATTGCGTCTTGTGACCACACGTTGGCGGTCTTTTTCAACTTACTCACATCAACTCCATATGATGCTTTCATTGTTTCAAATGTACTACCTGTATATGTAGTATGCCATACAATACCGATTTTTGCTCGTTGAATGTCTTTTGCTTGATCAACCGGAATAGCATAAACAATAGTGTTAGGATGGAAGGTAATGTATCTTTCGCCTTTAATTTTTTGTTTCTTAATATCACCCTTACCAAATAAGAAGTCCCCTTGAATAACACCTTTGATTCCAAGAGCGGGTAGATACTGTAATGCGTCTTTAAGTTTAGTAGCAAGATCACCCGAAGTGTCTTCGTCTACCTCTGCGGGTGTCTTGTAGACTTTAGGGTTCTTATTAAAAATACCTTTCTTTGCTACAAAGAACTGACCGTCTCGTGGATCAGTACCAGCAAAGATAGCAGGTGCGCCATCCCACTTGACAGAAACTCCCGTATCTTTTACACCACTAAGCATATCACGTAAATCACGTAAGGCAAAGATTGCTTGACGTGTACCACTAACACCACCGTAGAGAACCTTGTCCTCAATGTGAGTCATGTGAGTATTCTTTTGTTCGGTCAGAAAATCAGAAAATGCTAACATCGGCTTCTATGTCTTTAATAGTTTAACTATTTATAATAATTTTTTACCGGTTGCTGGTTTGCTTTTGTAGTCACACATGATATGAGAAGGATAACGACCAGACTGTTTGTTACGTATGTTTACTGTAAAATCAAAAAATGAATTACTGAATGATATATTAACACGCTTACCAGTACCAGATGAACCACCGTAATCTATTATAATCGGTCCACTGATTGTCGACATGGTGTTATTTTTACTAGGGTCCATATACCAAGACCATATTTTACCGCCATCCATTCCGTGAATCATCCAATAGTCAGACCCTATAGCTGTCGATAAAAATAATTTTAAAGCATTTCTATCGATTTTAGAAGATACATTGACGCCAGTCGCATGGCGAGTTCCTTTGCCGTAATCATTAAACACATTACAAAATGACAACTCGTCGATACCAAAGGCAGACATAATTGCTTTTCCGACAGGAGAACTAATTGATCCCTTTTTAATTTCTGTTTCCGGAAAAATTTTACTTACACCAGAATTGACAAAGGTAAGCGTGGAACTATATTTGAGGGAAAGATAACTTTCTTTTTTGTTATGGTGCACAAGAGTAATATCAGTCAATTTACTTCCGTGTTCTCTATGATCTTTAGGGGATACAAAAACCTGTGATCCAGAATTAACGATAGGTCTTGATGTATTAGCGCCGCCTTCATGTCTGAAATTGACGACTGGTGAACCTATTTTTGCAGAACACATTTCAATTATTTTTGACGTTTCGGAAGCGTATTGTCCTTTACCTTGTCTTCCTTCAACGTATTCGTCTAACCGTTTTGCGAGATCAGTCTCAAACAAAAGCCCTTTGTTAACTCGGGTACCACCTGCGGGCATGCCCCCGAACTCTTCACTCTTTTCAAGTTGAGTTATAGGAATTTCAACGTTCGATTTTGATCCGGCGTAAGTTCCTCCAATCTTTAAGATTCTATCAAGTCCTTTTTTAAGTCTAAGCGATAAGATTTCTCCGGCAGTTTTATCAACATCAGAACTTTTGGTTATTTTAGTCGTACCAATTAATATGTACTTCGCATGAAATAAACCGCCATCAGTTTTAAAAACATTGGTTTTTCCATTTTTTTCAAATGTTTTTTCGACGAGAAGAACAGAACGATACTCTTTACCGTCTTTAGTGATTTCTGGTATACTTAGGTTCGGCATTTAATTACTCCTGCCATGCCATTCTTCTATTAGGTTAGCTTCAAGAGCATTATACACAATAAGTTTAATGATGTCAACTACTATTTATACTATTTGAATCTATCAGTACCGTGTACCCAAGAAACAAGAGACCATCGATCACCTTTCGTCACTGGATTCACTCTATGAGGAACAAAACTTGGAAAAAGAATCATAGTTCCGGGTGTTTGAGGGGCAGCAACAAGTGTGCCGTTGTCGTTAATATCAAGAACACCACCTTCAAATTCTTGGGGGTTATTGAGAGGTACGACCACCGAAATCTTGCGAGTACAACTTGGGCCAGGTCCAGCATCGATATGCCAATCATAGTGTCCGTTCTCATCACCTTTATAGTGTAACAACTGTAGCGAATGGGTTATTCCCAAAACATTATATTTGTAATAGTCGCGATTCGCTGTTCCCGTAGCGGCAGCAATACGATCAAATATCCACTTAGTTTTGTCATTCAATTCTATACTATACGTGTCTACAGCACGAATGTCAACATCGTAAGTTCTTTCTTTATCACCTCCACCAACAGTTGACTTTGAGGGATAAAGAGTGTCTGAGTGTGAAACAATTTTCTTACATTCTTCTGCTGTGAACGAGAGATGAGGGTTAAAGTCTTTATCGAAGTGTGTTAA